AACTTCTCTGCACCAATATTTAGTTCAGATCCATATTCATGGATAACGGTACCGATAATATCATCAGCTTCGCAATGATCAATATGAATTACTTTATATGGAAAGTATTCACGTAACTCGTCTCGAATAGTATTCATAATTTCAAATAAAGCAGCCCAATCCATGCCAGATTCGTCACGAGACTTTTTACGATTGGCTTTATAATATGGATATGCTTCTCGACGCCATGTGTTTTTGCCGTCTGCACAAATTACAATTTCACCGTATTCTTCGGTAAACTTTTTACGATTTGCGCGGATTGAATTTAAGAACATGTGACGGATAATGTTTTCATCCGCCGCCACGTCAGTATGGTTACCAATGCTTGCAAAAAGCGAAGCGAGGATAACCTGATTGTAATCTACTAAGATTGCCATAGTTGTTTCTCATGTTAAAATTTAATTTATAGTTCATCTTAAACCATAAATTATCAAATGTCAACAATTATTTGAGAACCTCCCTTAAAAGTTTATTCCAGTTGTTTTGGAATGTATTGATGTCATTAGGAACTAAACCAAAACGATCTGATCGTGTAAATCGGTTTAGAAATTGTGGGTCATTTTTCTGATGTTCTAGGACACTACGAGTCACAGCATAAGCCAAATTAGCATGTCGAGTTGGATCCTCATCATAATTATACATGATTGTAGCGTTGGCTGCAGTCTCTGGCAGAGCACCATAGTTTGGATGGACACATACACAACCACTCTTAATCGCTTCAATTAAAGCAATACAAGATGTTTCTTTCCAAATGCTTGGATATAAGAAAATATGAGATCTATCAAGAGCCTCTAATACCTGTTCGTTTGGTACTGAGCCATGATAAGTCATATTAGGATGATTGTGAATTTGCGTAAACAACTCAACATAAGGTTCATCGCGTTGAACCCATCCATAAATTGCAAAAGAAGAATACACATCAAGATGAATGTTTGGATAATCCTTTGATAACGCATCAATAACTGGATATACCAATTCTAATCCGCGATGTGGTGTAGTATGATAAATGAAACGAATTGTTTCAGTATTTTTTTCTTCTGCTTCATAACGCTTTTCAACAGCGTTTGGAATTACTGAACACTTTGAATATGGAATACCAAAATGCGCAATATACTGGTCTCGTTGCCATGCAGACACAAATACAATATGATCGAATTGTTCCCAGCCACCGTCCATTAGCACTTTGTTTTCTGGATCTTCGGCTAAATCATGGCAATAAAAGATGTTTGGAACATCTTCTGGGATATCACGTGGTCGTGAAAAATGAATTGCAACTTTTTCCAGTAATTCTGGTTCTGCTCTATCGATTAGTCGCTGCCTCATCATTTCGGTACCGCCTATCGAGTTTTTACTTAATTCAGACTCGATGACGTCACCTTTATAAATCATGCTCATACGTTAAACTCCGTTTTAAATTCTTTAATAGAATCCCATCGAAATGAACGCCAACCTCTTTTCTGAACATCCCAAACCGCAAGAGCATTTGGATTCGGCTTTTTCTTTTGAATCTCTTCTTCTATATGCTTTTGTTCGGGAAGTTCACTCTCATTTAGAGTGCAATGCATGACACGATTTTCACCGTTTGCTTTTGTAAATGTGACTTTACAAATTCCTTGCTTAAGATTTTTTAGCGTTTGTTCTTTATCAATGTTCATCATAATCTCCTAATGTTTATTTATTTCACGTTTATAGATATCTTCAAGGGACGACTCGAAACCTTCAATGGTTGAGTTGTTGTGGATACGATACATTTTTACATCAAATACGTGCGGTAACACATATTGATTATCAATAGGAGTCATGTGCCCATTGATATATTCGTATTCCATACTACTACCTTGAAAATATCGTCTAGAATCAGAGGAATAATCGTGTCCTTCACGAGTAAGTTGAACAAGAGCAAAGTTTTCAGTACCAACTCTTTCAACAACTGGTAGCAACTCATGAACGAATCCGCCATCAGATATGACGTAATCTTTTAAAATATCAATCTCATTAGCAACTAAGTTTCCAAAGAAATCCAATCCACGTTTAGGCTTAATCACCTGTTCAGACACATATATCATGGCTTCACGACGAGACATGTTACCTAATAGAGTAGATGGGATTTCTTTAATTTCACGTTTATTGTATCCCTGCATGAACCAATGCTCATCAACATTGAAATATTTAATTGTTTCTTTAAACAACTGATATTTAAAAGATAAATGCTTAAAACCTTTTTCTTTAAAAAAGTCAGCAGCTAAATCTTTACCAGCGCCTGGTGGTCCATTAAATAATATAATCATACAGCAAACTTATCATTCACAATTGCTTTAAGCTCTTTTGAAAAAGCTTGTTTCCATTCACCGTTAGTAATGCCACACATTACAAATTCACGGTCTTCATTAGACAGATAATGCAAAATGTCAGATGCAGAGCCTACACCTAACGAATACAATTCTAAATCTTTTGGTCTAACAGGGATGTCTCTGCTACGAGTTTTTCCAGTAAGAACGCTTTTCCGAGTTACAATCATGATATTCTCCATTTCATTTATATAATAATATAATACACTTTGAAAAGAATGTCAACTGTTTTTTAGCGATGCAACGTGTTTTGAGTGAATTTTTGCTCCTACAAATTCATTGTAGTACTCGTCTTTGAATAAGACTTCTCGATCAATTTGTTCTTTCAATTCTAAATAACTCATTTCACCTTTACTCTTACATAAATGCAAGATCTCACGTTTGAATTGATCTTTACCCTGTTCTTCAACAAGATTTTTTACTTCTTCAGACGAGCCATAATAATCTTGCCAATCGGTTTCGATAATCTTAGTACGTCGTCTTGTTTTACCTTTTAGAGGGGGAAGTTTTCTCTTTGACATAAGAGTCTTTTTACCAACATATTTTTTATTGTTGGATAGATCTGTAATGATATATACAAATCCAACATAATCTCCAATCATCTCAGAGGTGAATTCCTCTCCATTATAATACCACATAAAAATAGCCCATAGTTAATTCCTATGAGCTATTTATGCTATCTCCGCATCTTTGCTATGTCTTTTGCTTCATTTGTTCCTCGCATGATGGGAACCATATTTGACTTATGCATTGTGCCGATACCGACGAGGAGATCTCCCGTGTATCTTTGCGGCTCTTTTCTTGGGGTTGATCCTGTCGGAATTGTGTCCGACGTCTTGAGGCTTGGATACTCCTTTGTGTTGCGGACAAACGGTTCGGACGGCGCATATTCTGTAAACTCCCTTTTACGCTTTGGCTTGTATTCGCCGCGAGTATACGCGACATAGTCGTTAAAATCTTGAAACTGCATATCATGGGCGCGATTACGACGCATCCGTTTGTTGTATTGGCGCCATTCAACTTCAAGTTTTTTTAATTGAGCGTCAGTAGGTGGCTTTTTCTTTTTAGATTTGCCGTGTACTTGAACACCCTTGATCATGTGCATCGACATAAGCTTACACCTTAAACTTTACAGTCCACTGATCCTTATCGCTAAAAGTGCCTCGATTCTGAAAAAACTGGCCGACGATACCTGGAAGTGTTTGATCCAAACGATTTACAGGCATAGTCATATTATATTCAAAAAGATCTTTAGAAGAAACAGGTGTTGCATCACCAATCTCTACAATATCACCAGTTTTAGCATTTTCCATTACAATACTTTTTGCTGGAATAGCATATTGACCATTGTCTAAAGTTTTGTAAACGGCTTTACCTTTACCGCCAGGCTGAAAAGTGTAAGTGCTTCCGATTTCGCTTGCTTGCATGATTTTCATAATATATTTTCCTTTCATCATCATATAAGTACATATTATACTAAACAAAAACAAATGTCAACAGTTTTTTTATAGGGAAGCCCCACTTTGTGTGTAGCCAGTATCTTCTACATATTGAAGAAACTCGTTATAGCCACCAACCCGTTCATCGTTAACCCAAATTTGAGGAACAGAACGAGCTTCAGGATACTTCCCTTTCAGTTCTTCCATAAAGGTTTCGGTTGCTACATTTTTGTATTCGTATTCAAAGCTTCTTTCTTCACAAAAACGCTTTGCTTTTGTACAGTAACCACAACTTGGTTTTCCGTAAATTGTAATCATGTATTTTCTCCTGTGTCTATAATGTATGCACCTTCTGGCAATTTAAAGGCTTGCATAAGTTGCATGAATTGTTTTGGTGACGCGCTCAGTAATCTAAAGCGATTGATATCCTCATCCCATTGCCGTAGGTAAATGATATCTTCGTACATAAAAATTTGAATATCTTCTTCTGTACCATCAGGATCTAATAGAGTAATTGCTGTTTCATCCCAATCCATTTCGATGGTGAACATCATTCAAATCCTTTTAATATTTCCCAAGTATCCTGCCAATTTTTAACATGATAGTTCTTGCCTTTATTTACTTTTGCTAATGGATAATCATTGCCGCCTTGCTCCATTCTGTCACCAAAAAAATGAATTTCATCATCTGAATTAAAATCATCTAAAATCTGACTTTTATCGGCGCCTGTTCTATGTATATCTAGACCAGTTTCTCCGCCAACTGTTGCAGTAATGTCTTTGAATTCCATATTTATTTGATGAGCAATACTTTCTCGCTCACGGTTTTCAGTATCCCACTTTACATATTCTTTTCTTTGCTCAGGCGTAGCACCTCGTCCAACAATACTAAAGTTAATCATACCACGACGTTCTTCGATATGCTGACCAGTACGAAGAGGGAATGCACTCGCTTGCAACCAACCATGCATTAAATCATACAGTTGTTTTGGAGCGCTGAAGTCTTTTGAATTAACTCTTTTACCTTGAAACCATACGTCATTGCCTTGACAATTATAAACAGTACACACGCTTTCGCAGATTTCTGCGCCTAGCTGCTCTTTTGTTTTAGGATAATCTGATCCCGTTACGAGCCACACCTTTTCTCTTTGTACAAATCCCCAGAACCATGCTTCAAATTGTTCATCAATTTTACCACGGCTTGGTGTTAAAGTACCATCTACATCAAAAATAAACTTTCTCATTCATCAACCTTTATACACTTAAGAGTTTCATTATCTTGCATTTCATATACTACCGGCGCAATAGCCAGAGACATTTCACAAGCTTCACGAGTCATATATGTATTTAGGCGAGTATATTTAGCATCGCCACCTTCAAGTGCAGTTATAACAAAAAGAGCCCAAAGATATTCCATTATTCGTTCCCATCACACCAATGACGACGAGTTGCAGCCTTTTCAATCAACTGAGAAAATCGATCTGCAATCTTTCTTAGTTCAAAACCGGCAGTAGCATCTGCTGCTTCCATAACACGAGCAACATCATGCAGCCGGATTACCATCTCTTTATCATCCAAATAAGTTTGATCTGACATAACGTTTCCTCTATTTACAGCTTCATAACTAGGATAGCCTTTTTCAAATACTGGTTCTCTCATTATGTCTGCCTCTCAGCGACCCGTCTGCGTAAATCACTAGACGAGAAGCGGTGGTCGCGTTTGTTGAAATATAGCTGGATACCCCGCTTCTTGCAAATATCCTTGCCCGTGAAATCCTTTTCTTTATACTCATCTCCAAGTACTCTTATATCAATATGATACATAGCTAATATATCACATAAATCATCTTCTGTCAAATATGGAATGATTTCATCAACATAAGATACTGCTTTTAGTTGAGTATAACGCTCAACTACCGTTTGAATTGGTGCATTCTTTTCTGCGCGATCTAAAGATGGATCTATTTGCAATCCACAAATAAGATAGTCGCATTGCTCTTTTGCTTCACGGAGCATTTGAATGTGTCCCGCGTGCAAAAGATCGAATGCAGAACATGTAAATCCTACTTTCATATTAAATGCTTTCTTTCTCGTTAGTCCCATAAGTTTTCATAATATTTTCCGAATAAACGGAATCCATTGCTCATACGGTTTTGATGCTCTTTTAAACCATCATGATCAATCCATTCAAAACCACCAATACCGCCTTCATCGTTTGGTATATGTGGTCCATAAAATTCGTCTTCCCAATTGTCTTTCACTTTTTGCTCAAAGGCCCAAATCATTTCACCCATGATCCAATCCCATCTATCAAAGAACTTTTCGTCAGCTTCGCCGTTTGACCAAAAGGCTTTGTTTTCTGGATCATTTATACGAAGTTCTTCAGGAACATCAGACATATCAACATTTGGCGCCCCATGCTTAGTTTCTTTTAATTGAATAAGCATAGGTAGGATAATAGGAGCGAGAGTATAGTCCATGCTCCACGTATCATATTCGTGGATCTCAATCTCTTGTTTCTGACCCGTCTCGTCCTCGTAGGGACCTATGTAGACTTTCATTGTATTCTATAGCCTCTCTTAAAATCGATAAATCATAATCAAATTGTTTGGCGGTTTCTACAACGGCGGCCGTATCCTTAGGAAAACAATGACCGCCAAATCCTCGCTCTTCAGTAATTAAAGTATGACTTTTATTAATTCTATCATCATATGCAGTATATGTCAACACTTCATTTGCATTAACACCAGCTTTAATGCACATATCATACATTTGGTTAAAGAATGCTACTTTAGTTGCAAGAAAACTATTCCTAAAGTATTTAGTCAAAATTAAAACTTCAGGATCATGAGTTACTACAGTGGTACCAAGTTTCATACTTAGTATACCAGACCAAAAGGCTGCTCTGCCACCACCGAGATAAGTATGCTCTTGTTTTTTGAAATCTTCCATTGCATGTTCAGCTCTTAAAAACTCTGGAGAAAAAGTCACTTGAGCATTCGGATATGCTCTATGAATTAATCGCCAACCTTCAAGACTAATAGTTGATTTGATTAAGATTGGAACATCTGGTGGTACATCTTCAATAATCGAATATACATTCGACATGTCACAAGATCCATCATCTGCCATTGGAGTACTAACGCAAATGATAATTGCATCCATATCTTTGCGCCAATTGCCATAGCCTTTGGCGGGATCATAGATATAAGTCTTTACATCATCGCTTTCTAGAGACAGCGCATGTGCCATACCTACAAAGCCATATCCCGCAATTTGAAGTTTCATTTTTGGTCTTTTTTCCATTTTGCTTGCCAGTCATGAATATGCTCAAGCTTTTTATCTCTAGGCCATTCTTTTAAATAATCGTTATCGCGATCAAACAATTGTAAAACTCGTTCTTCATCTAAAATAAAAGTATCAAGAATTTGCTCACCCAAATGAGTTTGAGAAAACTCTTCAACATCTTCCATAGTGACAGAATCGTTAGCCCACTCGATTTGTTTGACAGGATTATTTGTAATATCTACGTCAGGATTAAGCTTTTGTAGTTCACTTACTGGAATACAATACCGTTCACGAAAGGTAGATACACAAGTTACGACTACATAACGTTCATCAGACATTTAATTTCTCCATTTCAATATTGTAGTTTTTTGCTCTCATGCCAGCAGCAAACACAAATGCGTCAACAGATTCAGCAAATGTATAATCTGCTACGAGAACACCATTATTCCAAGCCTTTACTCTCATCTTTCGACTCCTTTTCATTTTTCTTAATTTTCTTTTTTAAGCGTTTAATGACTTCATCAGAATCCATCCACAAATCTTTGTTATCTAGAATTGATTTGATTTCACGCTCATTTAAGAAGTCAGCATAAACATCTTGAAAAAGTTTTTCAGACCAAATGCGTTCATGGGCCATACGATCAAACATTTCACCACCTTTGCCTGCCATACCACTTGAGTAGTTGTGAAACATGAATACAGAGTGCGGTGAAATCTCATATTGATGGCCGCACATAAAGATTAATGTTGCAGCACTCATACAAGCACCTTCAACAGAAATAACGACTTGCGCTTCAGTTTCTGTAAGTACTCGCATAAATTGAATTGCGGTAAACAAGTCACCACCAGGCGAGTTAATATAGATTTTAATTACATCATTTTTACTAGCACTACGAATAGTATCAAACCATTCAATATATTCTTCAGATCCTTCTACATCTCCACTTAAATAAAATTCATGAATATTTACAGCCTGCTTTGTAATAACCCGCTGGTTTTGATTGATTGGTGGCTTGAATAAATCAAGTAGATCGTTTTTATTTTTCAAATAAATTACTCCCAACGATAAAAAATATGAGCGCCCAAACGTCCAACTTGTTGAAGCGTACGAGCCCAAGAAGGATTTACATAAGTCGCATGATAGTGAGTTGCACCTTCTGCAATTCCACGAAACTTTCCATGCTCAATCATATTGTATGCAATTAATTGAGCTTCCATCCAACGATCCTCGTCCTGAGGATTATCAGACTTACCGTCGCAATACCAAGAGAATTGGCACGCATCACGAACCATTACCATTTTATTTGGATCTTTCCAAGAAGGCTTTTGCTTACCTTGGTGGACTACTTCACAAATTGTGTTTGGATAACGGCGATCATTTACTCTGTTTAAAACCACATCAGCAACACCTGCTTTGTCTGCTAGGTTGCTGCCACGTGCTTCGTAATAAATGTTCATTGAAAGACATCTAAGCTCTTCTGCTGATTCTCTTTTCTCAACTTCAGCATATGCTACTGTAATGCTACCGAGAACTAGCGATCCTGTTAGAATTGCGGATATTAGGTTTTTCATTGTACTGCCTCATTGTTTATACTACTAATATAAATCAAATGAAACCGAATGTCAACCCTTTTTTAAGTTATTTACTAAATTTTTTACCCGCCATCTCATCGATTGTGTTTGTGGATCATCTTTCCAATAGCTATCATCATTAGTCATATCTGTAAGAATTTCTAATAGCATGGAATTATCGGCCCGCAGAGAATCATTTTCACTGAGGGCCCATTGCTTTTCTTTTCTACACTGATCAATCTGAGATTGTAAGTGCTCAATTGCTCTTTCGTTTGCTTTTACTTTTACCATATTGTTTTAAGAATGCGTAATCGCTAGCATATGCCCTTTTAATAAACTCAACTTGTTCTGGTGTAAAATCATCTTTTGTAATTTCTTTATTAGTTACATTATGGTGTTCACTAATATTAAAAAACTTATTCACATCTTCACGTTTAACAACTTCAATATCCTTAAAGTTTTCAGTATCAACAAAACGGCATTGAGGATGAAAATGGTGTACTTGGTGCAATGAAGTAATCTTATTTAGGTTTGCAAAGAACAAGTCAATTTTTTCTTTCTTAGAAAGTGCTGATAGATCTTTTGCAAAGGTACTAAATATATCTTTACCATAGTCTGAATAACGTTGTTTGTCAGCCAAGTAAACATTAATAAGCGAAATAAATCGATCAATTGGATCTGTAAATATCATAATTGGCTTTTTCTTTTCTTCAACCAATCGATTGTACAGTTTAGTTCCACGCATTACTTGGCGTCTTTTTGGGAAACTTTCTTTAATCGTTACAGAGCAACTGCGAGGCACTTCAAACCATAATCTTTCATTGTTATCTTCGAGATCATATAATAATGGCCATTCAAGCTTTTCGCACCAATAACACGTACAATCATTAAACGCATAATCTTGGTCAATTTTTACTTCTGGCAATAAAAAATCTTTTACAAATGGAATCTCAAAAATCAACTGCGGTAACTCCTCATGCGGGTATCTTTTTAAAATATGATCTACATTACTATCAGGAGCAACATTACCT